CGCATACCTAGTCGATAGCTAAGTTCCCACTCTCGTCCCATGTAAGAATAGATACCAATGAGGAAGTGGAAAACGACAAGCTGGAATGGACCCCCGTTGTAGAGCCATTCATCAAGTGTAGCAGCTTCCCAAATTGGGTAGAAGTGTAGTCCGATGGCATTGCTGCTCGGAACGACGGCTCCCGATATGATGTTGTTTCCATAAAGGAGGGAGCCTGCAACGGGTTCACGGATTCCATCAATGTCAACAGGCGGTGCGCCAATGAAGGCGATAATAAAACAGGTTGTGGCTGCCAGTAAGGTAGGAATCATTAGGATACCAAACCAGCCTACGTATAGACGATTGTTTGTAGAGGTAACCCAAGAGCAGAACTGCTCCCAGTTAGTCGTCTTCCCTCTCAGAGAAGTAATCGCTGTCATGAGTATGTATGTTGTGACAGTTGGCGCAGATTACCCTGCACTTATCTATCTCATCCATAATCTTTTGCCAACTGCGATTCGTATGATCACTTAAATTGAATGCCTTATCTGCAGGGTCTAAGTGATCAAACGTCAAAGCCGCAGGGTGAGCCTTGTATCCACAAAGCTCACACCCACGGTCCATCTTATATTTAGTTATGTATTCCCGCCGTTCGCGGTAACGTTTTGCCCAGTACTCCTTCCGATCAGAAGTTGTACTTGGCTCCGACTTTGGTTCCGTAGCCATTGTCGTCATCACCAGTGATGAAGGAGACTTCGCCGTAGACAGACAGAGCGTCAGTCACAGCGTAGGAACCACCTGCTTTACCAGACAGCTCAACGTCACCGTCACCAGCGTCAGGAGCCAGAAGGGTAGGACCGCCCTGGACATACCAGTTGGCACCTTCAAAGCCCACGTGAACGTCCGTAGCGGTACCAGCATAGTCAGAACCAGTGAAGCCAGAGTTGGCTTCCACGTTTACGTAGGGACCTGCTTGTGCAGCACCAGCGGTGCCGAGCAGGAGACTTGCAATAATAAGAGATTTCATAGTTAGAAGTGAATTAAGCTTTGACACATTTGTCCTTGCCGTTCTTGGTACCAGCGTACTTGTACCCTTTCCAGCAAGCTTTGCCGTCGACGCCTTTGATCTTACCTTTTTTGTTTTTAGGTTTGCCAGCGTACTTACGCATTACCAAATACCGGGAATGATTTGACCAGTGGTGAAGTATGCGCCGACAGCTGCAACGAACCCTAACATAGCCAGGCGTCCGTTGAGCTTCTCTGCTTTTTCCCAGTGGGTTTCGTAGAAGTCGTTCATACTTTGAGGTTAGAGCGTTCAAGTTTACGCATAACGTCCATGCGATATGCGTCATCATTATCATAGCGAGGATCCGACATGTCGCGGACAACCTCAGCCATGCTGCGGTAAGCCTGTCCAGTAGAGGACTGCTTACCAGTAACGAGGTCAGGGGTACGACCCACTGCGTCCTCGTACTGACCGACCAGTGCCTTTACAGCAAACCGGACGGCTGCTTCGTTGGCAGTGTTGATAACTTCATCGAAAGCTTCGATGTCAGCCTCAGGCAGGTTCTCACTTGCCCACTGCACAACGTCAGCGTAGCCTTGTTCACCACCAGCAATGTTTTTGATGTCAGCGATCTCACTGTCGTCCAGTGTACCGCCTTCAGCATCTTCATAGCCTAGCTGGTTGCGAAGGCCACCAAGATAAGCATCGATAGTTTCGTCAGAGAAGCCAGCTTCATTGAGTTGATCGTACATTTCATCAGTGAGAGTACCATCGTTCTCATAGAAGTGATCGTTCATAGCCCACGGATCGATGTTGTTCTCTTGGAACGCTTCGGCAAGGCCGTCACCGTATGCATCAGCGACTGCGTCAAAGTTGACGTAGCCCTCTTCATCATAGCGGTCAGCCTCACCTTCTGTGGGTTCGTACTCTTCTTCTTCTACCTCTGCTTCTCCACTATCATCTTCGTCCCCACGTCCGAGGCGTTGCTGGAGTTCCATGTAGGCTTTCTCCAGCTCTTCAGCATTCTTGTACTTACCAGCAAGAAGTTCTTCCTGCTCTTGGAGCATCTTCTCACCGACTTCAAGGCTGTCTTGTTCCTCGGCTTCGCGAGCAGCAATAGCTTCGGGATCGTCAGATGGATCGTAGGAAAGGTTAATAGCCATTAGTTAGGAGGTTGAGCGGGTGGTTGTTCTTCGGGTTGCTGTCCCATCATGCCTTGCATAGCAGCCTGGATACCGTCGATAGCTTCAGGGTTCTTCGCCGGATCCATGGCAGGAGCGGAAGCAAACTGACCAGCTTGCTGTACCAGGGATGCCTGCATCTGTTGCTGCATAGCTTCTTGCTTCTCACCTTGGATCTGTTCCATACCTTTGACAAGGTTAAGGATGTCGATACCTTGAGCTGCAGCAAGACGCTTGATAGCTTCGTCAGGGTTCAGGAACTGTTGGATAGCCTGTGGTCCCATGGTCTGTGCAATGGTAGTCACAAACTGAATCAAGGACTCACGGTCTTGACCACGGCCAAGAGCATTGATACCTGCAACGATGGTCGGATGCACCAGACCTTTAGGCAGGGTTGGGATCTGCTTGGACTTAGTCAGGTCCAGCATCTTCCTGTTGAGATAAGGAATCAGGAACTCAACAGTCAGCAGACTAAACAGTCCACCCAGTTGTTGCTCCAGTTCCATCTGAGTCATGCGAACTTCTTCAGCAGTAGTCCGCTCACTCTGCCTCACGTTGAGGATAAGGAACGCCTCAGACAGACGCTTCTCCAGAGTGTTAGCCAGCTCGAATGCAGTACGGAAGTCTGCAGTCTTACCAACTTGAATCACACCGATGTCATCGGGGCGACCTTGAATGATAGCACCGTTACCAGCGTTAGCCAGAGAGGCAGGCTTGGTTACGGAGCTGGGTGAGACTGTGAAGATCACCTTGGCTGCTGCTGCACTGCCCTCAACGAGAGCTTGCATCAGAGCTTCCAGGGACTTGAGGTCACCGAGGAACTCCTCGACTCGTCCACGTCCATAGTCTTCACCGTCAACAGTAACAAAGCGGAGGGGGAGCCAGGGGCTCTTGTCCTTCGGAGCTTTGCCGTAGCTGTCAGGCAGGACCTTGTCATCAGCTTCCTGATACCAGGACCAACCCTTGGAGGTCAGCTTGACGCAGGTGTAAACATCCACGTCTTTCTCAAACTTGCTGCCGACACTAGAGTCAACAACAGACATCTGCTTGGGGTTCTCAAACTCAGGACCCAGCAGCTTGCGGTTCACACGTTCTCGTGTGACAATCTCAGTGAGGTTACCGTTACCATCTCGCTCTACAACGTAGCGGTTCAGGGGGTACATCTTCATACCGTCCTTGCTCATGTAGAGCAGGGCGTTACCAGTGACCACCAGATGCTTAATTGCAGAGAAGATCTGAACACGATCAGTAGAAGCAGCAATGCTTTCCATGATCATACGTTCGATCTTTGCAAAGCTTAGATCCAGTTCACTCTTTGCTTCAGCAGGGATCTCAACTCCGAGCTTGGAGTCATCCAGCTGGAGCTTGAAGAACGAGGTAGAAGGAGGGAGCAGACCAAGCATCAGTTTAGATGCCAGGGTCACAACTCCCTTCGCACCTACCGATTGCCAAGGAGTCTTGAACCGAGTGTGATCGGTTGTCGTCTCCTCGTGCATCAGCAGAGTAGGGATCGTAAGCTTAGAGCACTCAAGTGCAATGTCGAGAAAGGCGGTACGGCCACTGGTCAGTTCATGATACCGTTGCCGTGCGCTTTTCATCAGCTACCACCACCAATGTTAAGACCTTGACCTGGAGCAGTCTGCAGAGATGCAGTGCCAGTACGCATGCGCTCTTTCTTCTTAGCGCCAGTGTCTTTCTTTTTCAAGGTAGCCTTCTCTTGCGTAGCCTGCTCAGGAGCAGGGGTAGGAGCGGGAGGCTTAGTTGGTTCAAGTTTTTGGACAGGTGCTGGAGCTGGGGGCGGTGTAGGAGGCTTTACATCAGGGACACGTTGGGATCCACCAAAACACATAGTTAATCCTGGGATAATTTTTCTCTCAAAAATCTAACGACCGACACCTGACCAGCACGGTAGGCAATGTCCTTTTCAGACAGCGTGTAGTCAGGGAAGGTGTCAGGGAATAGTTCGTCTAGTTCTTCTAGCAGCCGATCAAACTCAGCCGTACTCAGGAAGATTGACATTGGAGTGCTCAAAGAAGGCGGGCATACGAGCACGGCGAGAAGCCACAAGTCCTTCTGCTTTACCACTATACAGAAGGCTGTCGGATTGCTTCAGCCAGAACTCACGGTCGAGGTATGGGTCGGTAGGGTTGGAGCCCAGAGGCTGCATGATCCAAGCTACGGTGGCTTTGCGAAGCTTGTCCAGGTTCTGGGTCACAGTGATACCCAGCTCCCTGCAGACGAGGGAGTTTGCAGCCACATGGACTTGTTCGTCTCGGCTGATGTCGGCACTCACGGTGCGGCATCCTGCGTCTCCGTTCCATCGGAAGAAGGGGAGCAGTACGAAAAACACGGACCTCTCAAGCACCATGGCCTTGAGCACGGGATGCTCTGGCGCTTCGATCCAAGCCTTTTGAATGGCGTTTGCTTCGGGGATGTCTTGGAGCTTGTGTGCTTTTGCAATGTAGTCAAGAGCGAGGTCATGCTTCTCTTCGTCCTTGATGTTGGACTCAAGAAGTTCTTTAGCTTCGATAGGGAAGTCTTTCTTCAGTGCACCTTGTATGAAATCACCGACAGGGATCTCTAGGTTGCGGAGGGCAAGAGCCCGAAGCATAGCTTCTTCGGACCCTTCCTTAAATTTGCCTGCCTCCACTTGCACGGGAGTCCAGGTACGTTTACGAGCAAGAAGTTTCTGATAGGGGTTCATTCAGCACAATCACATTGAGGTTCAACAGAGTCAGTGACTTTGTCAGCCCAGAACTTCTCTACGTCAAGGTCCTCCAGTGCAGCCATGGCATCACTCTTGTCTTGAGTATCCGGCATCACTTGAAGTGAATAGTAGAGAGAAGTCTGTGGACTAGCAAGCCACTCTTCGATGAAGGATTGGTTGTAGGTCACAACGTCGCTCCAACTATTCATGGAATATCCATGCATCAGTCCTGTGTTTTGGAACAGGATCATAAGGTTATCGGCAACCTTGCGGTATGCCTCCCAGCCCACGTCAGAAGCAATCTGCACGGGACCGTAGTCAAA